TCTCTGATATTTGAATTGGCCTATTTTTTGGATCTATTCCATCATATAATGTATTACCATAAGAATCTGTATTGGATTCTGATAAACTATAATAATGATGTGGTGCCATTCGATATTTCCACGATCTGTGTGATGAAACACTATCATTCGTCGTTCCACCTATCAATAATTCTGTACTATTTGAAGCCTGATCAGGATCTCCTAAAAAACCACCCCCAATAATAGAGGAATCATTGTTTCCTGTTATCGGATTTATACCAGCTGTTCCATTTGTTACATTTTGAATGACAAGTTGACCCATATCTAAATCTTTTTTAACTAATGTTCCTTGTGCACCTGATATAGAACCTGTAATTGTTTCGCCTAATACAAATCTACCCGATAACGAGTTAGGATATCCTGTTATTGCATTATCAGTATTTCTATCGAGTGGTACAAATGTTTTAGTATTTAAAGCATATCCTTCAAATTCTATGGCCATATATTCTTGGAGATCTTCTTGGGACATAGGCCAAACACCTAAACCGTCATGAAGAAACTCATTGATTACAAAAAATGTCCAATAATAATCAGTTGTACCATATAATCTTTCTGACATTCTATCTGGTCGTTCACCATTTTGTACGGTTTCTAATTTATATACGGTTGTATTGTCAACTTTATAACCTTCAGGCCTTACAGATCTATAGATATCAATAACGTTTTGTAGCACCCCATCGCGATTAAAATCATATTGTTGTGTTGGAAATAATTTAAAAAATGCCATTATGGAGTCCCCGGAGTCGTATTATTTTTATCTTTTTCTTCTTGTTTTTTCTTATCTGTATCTTGTTTTATTCCTTCATTCACATCTGATTCAGTATCAGTAGCGTCGGATTGCATACCATCTCTACCCTTTCTATAATATTTAAGACCAGTACCATATAAATCATTACGTGTAAGAGTTTTACTTTCTGATATACTAAGAGAAAGATTTGTTTCTACCGGTGCACCATCATCGTGGTACATTTGATTACTATCATTATATGTCACAGATAAACCTGTAATAAAAGAATCCATAATCATTGGTAAAAATTCTGATTCACTTTCTCCGTCCCAGAATTGTGTACGCAACATTGGTGGATATTTTAAAGAAAATACCCCTGCTGTTTCTGCATACATATTTTTTCTGAACCAATTTTCTATCCATTTAATTGTTTCTGCTTCTTCTTTTGATTCTGAGACAAATTGAAATTCGAATTGAAATGTTCTTGGGGACATACCTTCAAATGCTAAATTTGTAAATGGATTAAGTGCAACCCCTCTATTCATTCCTAATTCTGTAGCTGCAGCTTCTAGTGTTCCACCAATATTTCCAGCTAATTCAATTGATTTTGCTGCTACATCTGATTCACTTAATTGAGTTCCACTTCCAGGTGGTCCATCAGATTTTAAAGATCTTAGTGCTTTAACACTACCTAAATCCACACCAGTATATGATGCTCCATCACTGACTGAAAGTGCTTTTGGAAGATATAAAAATACCATTTGACCCATATTATTAGGATTATTATCGTGTTTCAGCTGAAAACTCATATACGGTTGTGAAGCGGTATTTGCTGCTTCTCGCAAAGATTCAGGATATGAATATATTGGTTTTGCCATATTTTTACCTATATAAATAGAATTATATTATTAACTATGGTACTATTTATATGAGTTACAAAGGCAAATACACAATAAAATATCCGGATAAGTACATTGGAGATCCTAAATCGATTGTATATCGATCATTATGGGAACGACAATGTTTTAAATGGTGTGAAAGTAATCCGCGAGTAAGAGGTTGGAATTCAGAAGAGATCGTTATTCCATATATGTCAGATGTAGATGGACGTTTACATCGATATTATGTCGATTTATTGATTGTAATGGAGAATGATGAAGTCTTTTTAGTTGAAATAAAACCTAAAAAACAAACTCAACCACCTAAAAAACCTAAAAGAAAGACAAAGAAATATGCTCAAGAAGTGGCAACCTATATTACAAATACAAATAAATGGGGTGCTGCACAAAAGTTTGCTGAACAAAAGGAATGGAAATTTCAGATATGGACAGAAGAAACTTTAAAGAATTTAGGTATCAAACTACTAAAGGGATGATATAAATAGATCTATGGCAAGTTTATTCGATCAATTACAAGCGGGAGCATCACGTAGTCAAATCAGATTAAATTCTGGTGAGGCTAAAAAATGGTTCCAAAAGAAAGTTAGAGCTCTCGGTAAAGTATCTCCACAAAGAGTACTGAAAGATGAGGCTATGGAAGATGCGTCAGTTGCAGAATTAAACAAAACTGGTGCAATTGGTAGTATGTACATGTATTTCTATGATCCAAAACATAAGAAAACATTACCGTATTACGATAGATTTCCACTTACAATCGTAGTTGGACCTGCACCTGGTGGTTTTTATGGACTTAATTTACATTACTTATCACCTGTTGTCCGAGCTAGATTTTTAGATCAGCTTATGTCGTTATCTCCGGCAAAAATGACAAACAAATCAAGATTGAATAAATTACGTTATAATTTGTTACAAAGTACAAAGAAATATAAAGAATTCGAACCATGCTATAGACATTATTTAATGCCTAAAGTTAAAACTAATCTCGTGAGAGTTCCAATGACTGATTGGGAAATAGCAATATTCTTACCAACTGAACAGTTTGCTAAAGTTTCCAAAGAAACAGTTTGGAGATATTCACGTAAAGCATACGCAGGATAAAAATGAACATAGATACAATGAAAGCAATGATATCCAAAAAGGGTGGATTAGCTCAAACTAATAGATTTTTAGTTATGATGACCGCTCCTAAGGTTTCGCTTCTTAATACAGATCCTTCAGTATTATTAGGAACTCTTGCTTCAGGTGGAGGAATTGGAAATTTATTCAATGATCCACGTGATATATCAATGTTAGCTAAATCAGTACAAATACCTGGTAGAAATTTATCAACTCTCGATAAAAGAATAGGTAAACAATCAATGAAAATACCTTATGATTATATTGATGCTGATGTTGCTATGACGTTTTATTTAACAAACGATATGTATGCTCGAAGATATTTCGCAGATTGGTTAGGTTGCATCGTTGATCCTGATAGATATAGAATGGGTTATAAAAAAGATTATGCAACAGATATACAAATTATACAACTCAATCAAAAGAATTTCCCGATATTTGGATGTACATTAGAAAATGCATATCCTATGGATATATCGGCAATAGATTTGGATGCTTCTACTGACAGTGGCATTCAAGATATGACAGTTAATTTCGCGTATGATAAATACAAAGAATTAGACGCGTCACTTGACAGCTTAACTTCCGTTGTTGATACTGTTTTGCCACAGATTCAAAACACTTTAAGCTTAATTTCATCATAATAGGAGAATAATATTATGGCATTACCAAAACTGAATACCTCTAAGTTTCTAACGACAATTCCGTCGACAGGACAAGAGGTTGAATATAGACCGTACCTTGTAAAGGAAGAAAAGGTACTAATGATGGCACTTGAAACGAAAGATCAGTCCCAAATAGTAAGAGCAACTGCTCAAGTTATTAAAGACTGTATTACACAAAACATTGATTCGGATAAACTGACAATGTTTGACGTAGAGTACTTATTTTTACAATTAAGAGCTAAATCATCAGGCGAGATTATTGATTTAAAATTACCATGTGAAGTTGAATCATGTAAACATGTAAATAATTTCTCTGTTGATATTAGTAAGGTAGAACCACCTGTTATAACGGACATCGAACCAATTGATTTAACACCTTCTATCGGTGTTCAAATGAGATGGCCCGGTGTACTTGATCTTCAAGGTGTATCTAATGAAGAATTAGTTACTGTTGAAGGAGCTACAAAGCTATTTCAAAAGTTAATTGTAAATATTTATGAAGAAGATGATATGCACGATGCAGCTGATGAATCAGAAGAAGATTTAACAGCATTTGTAGAGAGTCTTAATACTCAACAATTTACAAAGCTAACTGCATTTTTAAACGAAGTACCTACACTCGAATATAACACCGGTTTTAGTTGCGCAAAATGCCAACATGAAACTAAAGTAGAATTAAGGGGATTACAAAGTTTTTTTACATAAGCCTCTCTCACGATAATCTTGTAAACCATTATAAGACTAATTTCGCGATGATGCAGCATCACCAATACAGTTTAACTGAATTGGACAATATGCTACCATGGGAACGTGAGGTTTATATAACTCTTTTACAGAATTGGATTAAGGAAGAAAACGAAAGAATCGCCAAAGAAAATGCAAAGAGGAAATAATAATGGCTAAAGAAGACCAATTTTCGGGAGATATGTCCCGTAATGAAGTTGAAATAGATCTGAAAAAATTTATGGCTATGGTCACCGAAATAGGTGAATTGAAACAAGAAATATTTGAATTAACACATGACGATAAAAAGAATCCATGGCAAAAATGGATTTTCGCTGCTAAAACATTAGATGCATGGAGACTTATACCAAGAGCGTTCTTAGGTATATACATGTATTTGCTGTATTACGCAACATTCTGGTTTATGGAATTACCAGAACCAACGCTCGAACAATCGGGTTTGATATCAATATTAGTAGGTGCTGGAGCTGCATGGTTTGGACTATATGTTAATAGTGCTGCGAAAGAACACGGCGATAATAACCCTAACTAGGAAATAACTCATGGCAGACGATCCAAAAAAGATAGCAGCTGAAAAACAAAAAATAGCTGCTCAAAAGGCAAAAATTAAGGCAGAAAAACTCCATCAAAAACGAATGGAGAATGATGCCAAGTATCGTCATGACTATGAGATTGAATCTAAAAAACAGTGGCGAGAAACACGTAGAGAAAATTCCGCGAAAGAACAGGAAATATTAGACCAAAAGTCGGTAAATGAACGCAATTGGACTGATATGCGTGCAAAAGATTTACATGAAGCTACTAAGAAACGTAAAGAGGCCGAAGATGCATATAGAGCAGATCTTAATGAATCTAAGGCCGAACGTTCTAAAGCAGGTGAATTAGCCGAAAAATTACAACAAGAAAAAGAATCTGTCGGTAAAAGCGCAGATGCTGTAGCTCTTGAAAAACAATTAGATAAACTTGGTGGTGTATTAGGATCGAATTCAACAGAACAATCTAATGCGCTTATATCTGAATTTAAATCTATTAAAGGTCAATTAGATAATCCAGATTTAAATCCGTTAGAACGCGAAGTTCTAACTGCAGAACTTGATCAAATAGCTAAAGGCGCAGACGCAGAAGAAGAGCGCAGAGAAAAACAAAAAGAAGTTGATGACTCACAATCAGTATTATTGCGTATAGCCAATGGTACGAATAAAATGGCAGCTGGATTTGATAGTTTCAGAGATGGTTTGCTTAAGGGTGGAGGAATCATAGCAGCATTAGGAGCAATAGCTCTTATATTCTTTGATCCAGAAACCTTAATGAAGGGTGTTACAATAGCACTTGAAAAGATCAATGAAATCGTTGCGGCCGTAGGTAAAATAATTGACGGTGATTGGAAAGGTGGATTTAATGATTTATTAGGTTTTGCTGGTGATAATAAACTAATAATTGCAGGAGTTGCATTATTATTTGGTGGTAGTATTCTACGTGGACTTGGATCTATGTTTACTACAGCAAAAAGTTTAAGTGGATTTATTGGTAAAGTTAGCAAAGTAATTAAAACAGTATCTCTTGCGCTAAGAGCCGCAGCTCTTGCAAGTGCAACTGCTATGGGTAGTATGTTAACTGGAATGATCGCGTTCTTAGCACCATTTGCAATTCCTATCGCTATCGCTGCAGGTATTGCATTAATAGTTGCCGGTATAGGTTATGCTTTAACTAAACTAAGAGACGCATTAGGATTTACTTCTGTATTTGATGTAATTATGTTAGGTGTAGCATATCTAAAAGATGGCTTTGCTCACGTTGGTAATGTCGTGATTGATATTTACAATAAAATAATGGATATCATAGGTGGATTTGCATCATGGCTAGGTTTTGATTTACCTGATCTAAAAATGAAGCGCCTAAGTACCGATAATGCAGAGAGGAAAAAGACAGAATTAGAAGAAAAGGCTCGAGCTGAAGCCGCAGAAAAAGCTAAAGCAAAAGAAATTGAGGAACACGAAGTTCAAAATGAACTTATGGGTGCAAATTTTAATAAATTAAACGATGGTGTTCCAAGCGGTGTTAATATTGGCCCGATGTCAGAAGATGAATTAAATCAAATAGAAATACTTAATTCTCAATCTGCTATAGAAGAAGCTTCAGGAGCTCAAGCACAAGATAAGATGTTAAACGATCTTGGTGTTATTAATGTTGATCCTGCTCCGTTAAATAGATTACAAGCAGTCCAAAATAAGAAAATATTAAACGCCGAAAAACTGATGAATGACGAAGCTGATCTTGCAACTGCAAGAGAAAAAGCTGGTGTAGCAGCTGCTACTGCTATTGTTACTACAAACCAGAATCAGTCCAGTGTTGATAATAGTAGTAGAGTAAACGTAATTAATAACTTTGCAAATCCAGGAGCTAGTACAAAACTTACTGGCGGTGCACGCGTACCGCGGAGATAAAAAAAAGGCCTCATTCGAGGCCTTGAAAAAACATATTCTATTTTATTCTATAAGGATGTGTCCTACTTAAAGGATCTCTCCCTAACTATCTTGTGCGAGTTTCGCGAAATAGCTCATTGTATCATCAGCACTTTCTGCAGATTCAGGTTCCGGAGCTTCAACAAAATTTGTTGTAACTGCAGGCGCTGAAGGCATTTCAGTTGCTTCCATACTAACTCCAGCGGTAACACCAAGAACTCTATTCAATTTAGCTTTAAGCTCATCGTAGCTCTTATAGTTACTAGGATTAGTGAACTCATTAAGTGAATGGAGTTTACCATACAACTCTTCGAGTTTCGCATCATCTCCGCCATGGACGGCAGATGGTGTAGCAAAATCAGACTTATCGTAATTAGTCCAACCTTCTACTTTACGAATTTTAATCCTAAAGTCAGCACCTTCCCAAAAATCAAATGGATTGATAGGATCTTCGTCAGCGAATTGAGGTTGCATAATATCCATCACTTTATCAAAGATTTTCTTACCAAATTTATAAAGGAAAACTTTTCCTTCATTTTCTGGATTAGCAGAATCTGAGACAACCATAATGTTAGACACGTGGTGTAACCTTCTTTTTCTCTCACGAGCAAGTTGCTTATCTTCGTCTCTACCAGTATTCCATAATTCTGAATTCATTTCTGAAACAGGATCAGGTTGGTTGATTGAAGTCAAGCTATTTTCGATATACCATAGACCATTCGGGCCTTTAAAGCCATGATCCCAATATCGTACCCAAGGTAAATCTTCACCTTCTTTCGCAGGTAAAAATCTAATAACGGCGTAACCATTACCAGCTTTATCTTGAGTTGGTTTCCAAAACCTATCATCTACATAAGATTTAGTTTCGGCTTTAGTGGAAACAGCTTCCGCTGCCTGTACGAGTTTGTCGATAGACGAGCCTCGCGAGCTCTTTAAGTTTGCAAAAGACATATTATTCTCCGTTGTATTGCGTTATATTTACAGTGTATTTCACTCATATTCATAATATAATATTCTTCACTATTTCCTTACAGCTAACTGCTTGGAACTTAATGAATGGTTCATATTTCGTAACTTTCCGTTTTATACTTGGCCACATAATGGTTTCAGTAATATTCTTCGATTCACGATCTATAAACCCTAAGATTGCATTCAGAATTACGATTGTTTCCAATTGTATTTCATCCTGCAACCAAAGTTTGATAACTATAGGATGTTGTCCATCTTTACTTTCTAGTATAGTGTCAAAGTTGTATGCGTTAACATCTATATAGTTACCTAATGTATTTATATCTTTTTCAAAGCTATAGTGTAAAGATTCATGAAACTTTTTCATTTTCATAAAGTTCTTTTCACCATCTTCATTTATCATATCACCGACGTAAGATACGTCATTTATAAAATTAGATACAAAATACATTTTTAATTCTTTGCCATGATGTTTCGCCAACTTAGCAAAGAAAAACTTGTCCTTCCTTTTAAAGAATGATTTAGATGATACATTTGATTTAAAATTGTATTTAACTGCATCATATGAATCACTCTCAAAGTGAAGCTTTAAAGCATTGTATAATTTGTATGATTCAAAAGGATCCATTACCAACCTTTAACAATATTAGCCATAATCAACATGGCACACATTAGATTAACTAATAGTACTACTGTTCGAATGATAGTAATTTGGTCCTCTACAGGTTTGGTATCTTCATCATTAAAAGATCCAAGTGCATATTTCCAAATTTGCCAGAATCGTTTCATACAGGTAATTTATTTCCTTTTTTTGCTTTAATTAAATTGTTATTAGTAGCTTCCGCTTCTATTTTTTGTTTCAATGATGGAGATAGCAACTTTTTAATGTTTGCATAATCCATCCCTCGTGTCTCTATAATATGAGACATGGCATCTAAATAAGACATATTATCTTTAGCGACTAAAGATTCAACAGCGATATTGAATCTTTTCTTAGTCATTATTTTATGTTCTAAAGGATCAGTCATTATTTAAACTTTCTAACACATTTTCTGGTGTAGAAATTTTATATGGATCTTGATCATGATTATCTGTTTGTCCTTCTTCAGCAAACATTTCCGACGTGATTCCGTCTTTGATAATCGCTGCATATCTCCATGATCTTTGACCAAAGCCCATATTAAATTTAGATACGTACATTCCCATCCATGATGCAAATTCTCCGTTTCCATCAGAAAGATATTTTACGTTTTTTATATCTTGGCTTTCAAACCAAGCTTTCATTACAAATCCATCGTTTACCGATGTGCAATATACTTCATCTATTCCTGCTTCGATGAATTGATCATACATTTCATCATATGTTGGAAGTTGTTTTGTACTACACGTAGGCGTAAATGCACCTGGCAAGCCAAATACAAGTACCGTTTTTCCACCGAAGACTTCCTCTCCAGTTAACATTCCTTCCGGAACATTATTAAAGTTGATATGTTTCATTTATCAGATACCCTTACCAAGATACAATCTTTATTAATTCTTCCATTGGGTACACCGATCTTGGTTGTAAAAGTGTCCCATAGGTTGTCGATTTGACGTTCGGTTTTACTCAATATTTGAGGTAAAATTTCTTGAGGTTTTCTAAGAGTTGTAATTTTAGAATGATCCTCATTCCAATTGTATAGCGTTGATCCTCTCACTTCAAATCCTTTAGCTGCATCTGATATATACATTGTTAATTTTCGTGTTTTAACGTTATATACAAACAACCTATTATTTGTTGGAATCATTACTGGATTAATTGAAACTAGTTTTGCGTCTACATCTTCTTGTAAATAATTTAGATTTACGATTTGTTTATCTGACGCTTTGACCTTTTTCTTACGAGGTAATCTTGATGCTTTTGCAGCCATTTGCACTCGTTCGAGATCTGAAAATACTCCTTCCATAAGTTTAAGCATTTTCTTTTGATTTGTTTTTGATATATGCTGATATGCTTCTACAGCTTGATCACATTTATTATTGACAGAGTCTGATACAACTTCGTATTCGCCTCTTACAAAATCACCAAATATTGTTACTGCTTGACCTTTTAATTGATATCTATTAAATAATTCATATACATCAATTGATCTTTTAAAATCACCTTCTATCCAACCATCAATAATCCAATCCCAATCTTCATAAATTGTATCATATACTTTATTCTTAATTCTTGTTTGAATTGAGATGGGTGGTGGTGCAGCTTTCTTTGCTGCTTTTGCTTCTTCTACAACTGTTTTAGCTAATTCAATCTTAGTAGCTATTTCTTCTTTTGCACGTATTATGTACTTTTCTGGTTGAGGCAATCCTCTAAAATGTAATTTACATATCATTTTTACACCATCGTTCAATTGCCAATCAGATAACTTTTTAAGTGATGATACTTCTTTTTTAGAATATCCTAATACTTCTTCAGCATATTTTAATATATCAGATTGATAATCTTTTGGTGCATAGAAATAATTATACCAATTTGCTGCTCTTGCCCACGTAGATCCGTACATATCTTCAGATACTTCTTGACCACGAAAATCTGGTTCTGGTCCCATATGAATATCTTCGATACTCCTACGGTTACCACGCATTTTAATTCTTTTCTTTTCTGTTGCTGTTTTAGCCATAATTAATCCTTATCATTATATAGGGTATATTATACCACATTTTGATCGTTAAGTACATGCTTATTATAATCAAATTTAACATAATCGATTTTTTTATTAACAAAATCTCTTGATACAACATCAATTAATTCAAAATCGATAGTATTTCCTTCTTCAAATGTACCAAATTTTTTAGTCCAATTCCAAAATATATAACTATCAAATTGCTGTCTTTGTGTATATAATCCGATGTGTACTAATCCTGATTTTGGTAAGTATTTAAATTCACATTTACCATAATTAGGATGCGTTGTATCATATGAATAACCATAGAACCTTTCATGTAACGATTCTTCTGGAATAACTTTTCCTAAATACCATTCGGGCCATTCGAAATCTGCTCTAAATGTGGTATTTTCTCCACTTAGATCTGAAGCTAGCTTATCTCTATGCTTTATAAAATCGGATGTTATTTTGGTATTTTTATACTTCATAATGAAAGATGACCGATACGATGCGGCGATAAGGAGTGTCTCTCGTTGCGAGAAAATTGCATCGTATCGGTCAAAACTATTTACCTATATGTTCCAAATCGGATTGAGGTATGACTTGATATGCACCTTTATTGTACGCTGGTGCAACTGTAAATTTCTTACTCTCTTCGAGTTTCCAAGAATCGTCATGACGCGTAATGTCAGTTTTTCTATCTGGGACGTAACTTGGGTACTTCTTATTGAAGTTTAATCGCGCCTGGTGTGAATCTAATTCGCGTTGCGTTGGTGTATATACGCTAAAAGAATCAGGGGTGCGCTTCTTTGTTTTATAAGCATTTGTTTTTCGCTTTCTGCCACACGGTGAGTATCTCATACCACCACTATAAAAATTTGTCATACCCATTATGATCTCCTTCTAAATTCATCAACCAAAGCTTCACCTTTTAGTCTTTTACCGAACCAAACAACTTCTCCAGTTGATCTTATTTCACGTTTAATAACGCCACTATTATAACCAATGTCCATGACAGATCCATCGTTTCTACCTTCTGCATAATGCATTGAGGTTAATGAATGCGCATGCACAAATGAAACTTGTTTTGCCCAATCTTCTGCTGCAAATAACATTTTTTGATACTCTACTCTATCAGTGTATTGTGTCATATCCTTTCTCGGTTGCTCGTGCTTTTTCTTGCGCGATAAGCTTATCAAGCATATTATTCCACAGATCTTTAAAGTCTGGGTTTTGAGCTCGATCAGCTGCTCTTTGCAGTGATCTTGCTCGTCTAACAAACAATTCTTTATTCGTGAATGACATTACCATTCTCCGTCACTGAATTTTGTAGCTCTATACGTATCCATGTAAGAAGAACCATCTAAAAACTCTTGATTCTGCTTATCAGTATAATACATATTTTCGCTTGAAAAACAATCTAAGCTTGAAGGTGCTTGTCTACCTGCTGCTTTTACAGTCTTTGTCAACTTTTGAGTTGCTTTAATAGCAGCTTTCCGCTCATCTAGTTTTGCAATGCTTTCTTGGAATTGCTTTTCTTCGCGCTGCTTTTCTGCTATTTTTTTGATTAATGCTAATCTATCCATAATCACTCCTTACATGATTTGTTTAATTTATAGGGGATATTATACCCTATTTTAAAGCATTTGTACATGCTTTTTTTCACTTTTTTTCGAACTGTAACATTTTAGTCACAGTTCAGAAATCTCTTTTAAGATCTCTTGTAATTTAGTATCTGTTAAATGACCTATAACGTCTTGAGTTATCGGTGTGTGATAACAAATATCTCCTTTTTCGTCGAGAACTGCAAGTTCCCATAAACCTTTTTTATTACCATAACTACCACTGTGCATAACAACAGAAGCACCATAACCATTTTCGAATTTATAAAGTCTTTGAATTCCATTTGGGAATTCTCCGAATATCGTGGTTTTGGTTGGTTCAAACATTATTTCCTGTAGACATATACGTCTAATCTTTCTGCATGACGAATAGGTAACCACATATCATAAGCATGTCGTGGTAAACCATCAGCAATTGCGTGTACTCTTCGAGGTCCTCTCGCTTTTACTTCTACCCTTAGTCTTGCTTTAGGCATTTCGCTATTAGCAATACTAATACTTTTCCTAATGCTTTTGAGTTCTTCCATTCCGAACATGCAATGAGGATCTAAAGTTGTTATAAAATTTTCTGAACTACGCATTTTTCTTCTCCAATAAAGCGTCAACTGCAAGGACATCGTTAAACGTATGTCCACCAATATTCCATTGAATTACTTCGTAATCATTACCAAAGTTTCGTGCGTAATGCCAATCGTATAAAGCAAATGTTCCAGTATCTTCGTTTGAATTATCTGTCCATTTTACTACAAATTCAGTAGTGATTTTATCACCTTTTCCTTCGAAAGCTGGTTCTCCTAAAAGATCT